CAGAAAAGCGAGCGTTAAGACCAAGACCATTCTTAGGCCCAGCAGGAAGAAGCACTATTGTTGAGCAGCAGTCAGCCATAAAGAAGGCATTGATGAATTGGAACATTGATCCTTCGGAAGTAGGTGGCTGATGACAAGACCCATACCACAAGTCATTGCAAGCCTTAAAGCCGACTCGTCAGTAAACACTTTGGCGAGTGGTAGAATATTTGCAGACAATCCACCACAAGATGACGATTTACCTTTTGTTGTGTTGACAATCGTCAACACCATAGCAAGGCCAACCGTCAACAACTGTCAGGTAAAACAATACGCATCTAGGATGCAAGTTGACATTATCTGCGATACGAGAAGCCAAGCAGAACAAATACAAGAAGCCATTGAAGATTCACTTGGTGAGTATTCATCCACAGATGCAACGCATCCGATTCAAGGAATCACGGTTGATTCCGGCACTTCTTGGCAGATTCTTGAACCGACCGATGGCTCAGACCAGCGTGGATACTGGTGTAGCCAAGAATACTTTATCAATTACAGCAGAGGCTAATAAAAATGGCAGTTGAAGGAGCTACCAGTCAGGGGACTACCGTTGCGTTTACGACCATCGGAACTATCGCATGTGTGCGGTCTATTTCCCTGCCAGAATTTTCTCTTGAAGCTATCGAGGCAAGCTGCCTAAGTAGTTCAGGAGCCAATAACCCTCCCGGCACAGGAGTTGTTGCTGAGTTCACAAAGAAGCTGCCTGGTCAGCTAGTGGATGCTGGCGAAATCTCGATCACGATGGTATTCGCATTGGACGATGAGCCTGAGATTCCAAATGGCTTGATTGACACAGTTACCGTAACTCTGCCATCGGCAGGTTCGTCAGGTGGCATTTTGACCGGAACTGGCTTTGTTAGTTCTTGCCAAATGCCTTCTCTTGAGCCAAATGGATTGCTTGAGCAAACTATTACCTTCGTGTTTGATGGCGGCACTGGCCCTACATACACGGCAGGAACCTAGTAAAGCTTTTACACCACCACCACCAAGGAGATAGCTTTGAGTAAATATGTCGAGCTAGAGTCTCATGTTGGGACTCATCTTCTGACAAAGAAAGATGTAGTTCACGAACAATATTTAGTCTACATCAAGGATGATAAGACTAAGGTTCGTGAACGTATTGGACTTATAGGATGGAAGCCAAATAGCAAGCTTGTCTTTATGGCCAAGCTAGATCCTGCTATTAGGTCGTGGGTCGAGGAAGAAGTTGCTGAACTCTTGAATAAAGATTCACTAGAGTCTTCTGGGCCTCCAGAAATAAGTCTTGAACAACTTTCATCCATTGAAGGAGAAGAAGATGAGCTTAACGAAGAAGATCTTACTTAAAGAAGCCGCTTGCAATAAGCCAGAGAAGCTGCCTCAGAAGCTTTTCGGACAAGATGTATGGGTAAAGCCAGTGACGCAGTTTCAGCGTTCACGCAGGCTTGCAAGCCTCTACAACAAGTCCGGCGAGATTATCACTGACAGTCTTGGTCGCGCTAGGATGTATACGATCATTGACCATCTTTGTGACAAGGACGGTACTCCTCTCTTTGAAGAAAGCGACATCTCTGATCTTGAGCAGCTAGACGCACTCAAGGCCGACATCCTGATTAGTGCCATTGAAAAATGGTCGTCTGAGCAGGAGGGAAACGTCCGAGGCAGGTCGAGCGACTGATCAAGGAACTCAGTAAAAACTACAGGCTTTACTGGGTGTTTTCGATCTGCCATGAACTCAAGATAGATGATCCTGTTGCTTGGATGAACAATGTGCCACCAGTCTTGGTTGACTGGTGGATTGCATACTTTGTCCGCAAGCAAGAGATAGAGGATCAGGCTTATAAAAAGGCTGCTGGCAAGCATACCGAACATGCACCAGAAGAAGCATCTAAACTACTAGAGAGAATGGCAAGTGGCGAGCAACGACGTAATCGGGGCACTGTACTACAAGGTCGTCCTAGACCCTAGAGGATTTGCCAGAGGTGCTGCTACAGTCAAATCTGAACAAGACTTGATCGCAAGGGCAATCAAGTCATCTGTCTCTGACTTTGCAAAACTCCAAGCCGAACTTGATGCCATTGGTGATCGTGCTGTTAAGGCAAGCGAGCAAGAGCGAAAAATCCTTGGCGATTATCAAAAGCAGATAATTAGCCAAATGGAAGGAATTGTTGACAAGGAAAAAGAGCTAGAAAAGATAGCCGAGGAGAACAAACGCGCTGAAGCCGAGAAGGAAGTCTTAGCCAACCTACAGAAAGTTCTTGACAAGAAAAAAGAAGCCAAGAAGATTGCTCAGGACTTGGCTGATGTTCAGATAGCAGAAGAAAAGCGTGCGTCAAAGGAAGCGTTGAAGGCTGAGAAGCATCGCATTGCGGAAGAGAAGAGACTTGAAAAAGAACTTGCTGATTATCGCAGGCAAAGGCACGCTCGTCGCTTTGAAGACCTTTCTAGGTATTTCACATCATTTGGAAGATTCAAAGTTCTATTGAGCAGGATGCCTGAATTGATTGACGGCGTAAATGGCGGTCTTTCAAAGATGGCTGGCAATCTTGCAATGGCTGCTGGTCTACCGCTTGAATTTCAAGGTTTAGCTAGATCACTTGGTGCGATTGGCGCGCCAATCCTTGCTGCCGGTTCTGCATTAGCTGTCTACATAAAGTTTATGACTGTTGCCATAAAGAAGGCAGATGAATTTAGGCGACAAGTCATCAAGCTTATGCCTCTTATGAATGACAATGCTAAGGCAACTGGGGAGCTGATGGACAACATCATGTCTCTTGCTGCAAGAACTGGCTTTGCTACTGAAACCATGTTCAATCTTTCAGAGGCACTCCTTAACTTAGGAATGACAGCTAGGCAGGCACTTGGTGTTGGTGAGCTTCTTGCTGGACTTGCAGGAGGTGATGAGCAGCGACTGAAGTCTATTGCAAAAGCTTACAGTGATGTAATGATGAAAGGCCGATTGATGGGCCAGGAAGCTTTGCAGTTTGCAAACGCTGGGATTCCTATTTACAAAGCACTAGCTGAATCAATGGGTAGAACGACGGCAGAGGTTCGCCAGATGATGGAGGACGGTTTAATCTCTGCTGAAGAGATGGGCAAAGCTTTGGCAAGCTTTGGATTGTCACGCGATGTCAGTGGTCAGCTTGCCGAAAACATGAGGACAGTAAGTGGTCAAATATCAAGAATACTTACGCTCATTGACCAGATGTTTATAAAAATAGGACTTGGCAAGGACACTGAACTAGCAGCTTGGTTAAAATCATTTGGGGACGCAATTGAATATATTGGTCAAATAAATCTAGGTATCGAACTACTTGGAACAAACATATTCACATATTTGACAAATCCAATGCAGGCGTTCCTAGACATGGTGGCACATGGTATTAATTCCATGTCCAACCTTAGAGATGACGACCGCGAAGCCGAGATGATGGCCGAGCTTAAAGCAAAGGAGGAGCAGGCTAAGGCGGAAAGAGATGCCATGCAAGCACAAGAGGATGCGTTTAAGACTGCTCAAAAGCAAATGAATGATCAGGCAAGGATGTCGGAGCGAGAACGCGAAGACATGGAGAAAAGAAAGCAGTTTGAGGAATGGCTTGCACAGCAAAACGTCAATGAAGAACAAAAAGAATATTTAAGGCTTCAATACGAGATAATTAAAGCCAAAGAAGATTATATCGAAAAAGAAAAAGAGCGGATTGAGCTTGAGAGAAAAGCTGCTGAAGATGCAGTAAAGCAAGATGCCGAAAACAGAAAACGCGCAATGGCTCAAGCGAAAGCCGGTGCTGGCCCAAGCTTTGGTGCAGGATCAACAGGTGAGTTCCAATTTCTTCGAGACCTTATATTGAACCGTCGCGAACAAAATGAAGAACTAAAGATCATGAAGGATCAAAAAGCAGCACTAGACGAAATTGCTCAAAACACGCAAGACCAGCTTGACGCATTGGATGACCTTCAGGTAGGAGGAGAGACAACTGGTGTTGTAGGGGTAGGAGGCCCGTAATGGCATTACTAAGCGACATGGACATAACCGTATGTCAACGAAGAGTTGACAGCGGTTCATACAAGCAGAGCGGTGGTGGTAGTGGCGGACAACGCAAGACAAAAGTTTCTGCAAAGACAAAATATCTTGTTGTCGTTGCAGAAAAGTCTGGTGGGCCATCACTAGCTCCAACCGACCTAAATCCATTACTGATCATCAATCATTCCAACATCCCAAGGATCGGAAGGACTTGCTATTCATTTGGTGGATTGATTGCTCCATTTCTTCTTTGCAGCAGCAAAACAATTGACCGCGATGCTGAAAATCCATTTGTGTTCCACGTTTCTGTTGATTGGGAGTCAATCGAGTTTGGTGTAGGTGGTGGAGGTGGAAGCCAAAGCCCAGAAGAGGCTGTTGAGCCTGAACCAGAAGATGAGGTGACTCCAGAGGAACTAGACAAAAAGGTCGTCGTAAGCTTTACCACATCTAGCCAAGAATTTGTCAGATATGAGTCAACATACTGGAATGGACAGGGAAGCAGGCAGTCTTGGAAGCTTCCAACTGGCACTCCATTCCAAGATCCAATTGTTACTAAGTCTCCACTGATAACAATTAGTATCACTCAGTTTGAAGACGATGTGACTTTGGAAACTCTTGAGCAAAGGTCACATGTCATTAACTCAGAGGAATGGAACGGTCGAGGTTTTGGTCAGTGGATGATTTCTGACATTGAGGCAACTGAAGTCACTGTCAATCTGGGGAACGGTGAAGAAGAAAAGTGGAGGCTTACCTACAATGTTCATTTGGCCCCAAAGCATGACATTGAGTGCATTGTTACTGGAGAACCAAAGCTGTTTGGTGGACTACAATTACAATCAGGTGAGTTCTACAG